AATGGATCTGTTCTTGCGAATATGCATTGTCAGGAATGTAAAAAATACTTTTCAGTTAGTTTAAAAACTTATAATAATCGATGAAAGTAATAAACGACATCCAGTTAGAGATAACGCAGATCATAATTAAGAAGAACAATCTGTTAGGCAGAAGAGATATCTGCTCATTCAAGAGGACTATATTTATAAGTAAGATTCTTTCCGTATCTGAGGAGACATATCTCGTAGAGAATAACTACAAAGGATGTACAGCTTTGTACATGGATGATGAAGGATGGATTAAAGTAAAGGATAACTATACTGAACTATCTGAGTTGCATTCAGATTGGTTTGATCGTAGCGTTAAGGCAAGTGAGGAGAATCTACCGAATCAGAGTGTAAAT